TGCACAATGACTGGCACAGCTGGTGCCAATCGTGAGTTTGGTGCCACTGACTCAGTGAGGTTCGCCTGCACTGAGACAGCTGGAGCAGCTACGCTTGAGGCTCAATTCATCTGCCACTGGCAAAAGGCACGCGTCTAATGGCTACAGTCAAATTCCTTGGCCACCATGCCATCCATGTGCTCACAACCAGGACCCCTGGCTGTGGGCGTATGATGCCTGGTGTGGTGGTCGAGGTGACTGATGCCCAGGCCCAGGAGCTGATGGAGGCATACCCTGGTCTCATTGAGGCCAAGTATGCCACCCAGTCTGCAGCAGCTGCAAAGCCAGCTGTGGACAGAGCAATGGCTGCACCTGCCAAAAAGCAGACAGCCAAGGCCAAGGCCAAGCCAAAAGCCAAGGCCAAGGCAACCAAACAAAAACCAAAGGGTGAGGCATGAGACTCAAGGCAAGTGAGGCAGGTGTATGGCCACCAGGTGTGGCCTGGAGTGTTGGCAAGGTGCGTGAGCTGGAGCTGCCAGCTGATGCTGAGCTGCCTGTCTGGTTGTCTGAGGTCAAGCAGCCCAAAGCCAAGGCCAAGGCCAAGGGCAAAGCAAAGCCAGCACCAGGTGCCTCAGACAGTGAGGAGTAGACAATGGCCCTCTTGGATGCTGCTACAGTCAGGGAGTACCTGCCCAGTCTGACTGGCTCAGGTGAAGACTCAGCACTGGTGAGCCTTGTGGCTCGATTCCAGGCACTTGCTGCAGCTCACTGTGGATACCCAGCTGCAGCTGTAGGTGGAAACCCCACCCTTGAGGTGGTGACGTACACCCTGTATCTGGATGGCACAGGCACTAAATACCTGCAGCTGCCTGTCAGTCCAGTCACTGGCATCACCACCCTGCATGTGGATGCTGACAGAGAGTATGGCAGCAGCCAGCTGGTCAGCTCCGGTGACTATGACCTATTTGGAGACAAGGGCCAGGTCATCCTCAAGGTGGACAGCACCCAGGGTGAGTGGGATGCTGGCAGCCGGACAGTCAAGGCTGTGTTCACAGCCGGATACTCCACCACACCCATGGCAGTCAAGCATGCCTGTGCAATGCAGGTGGCCTACTGGTGGCAAGCCCGTGCACACCTGGGCAAAACCAGTGTGAGCCAGGGAGCTGGCAGCAGCAGTGTGAGCACTTTGATTCTTTTGCCAGAGGTCAGGCAGGCTCTTGAGCCATACCGCCTGGGCTCAGCCTTGCTGGGGTGAGCAGATGGCTGATGACAATGACCTGACCACTGCAGCTGCCATACTGCAGCGCATGGTGGACAACCACAGCCTCCTCAGAGCCATTGAGGTGGCTGGCATACGCATGTCACTCAAAGCTGAGGAGCTGACTGTTAAGCTGATGAGGACCAGGCTGACACCCAGGACAGGGCACCTGTGGAGGAGCGTGCAGAGTGAGGTCAAGCGCACAAAGGACAGCGTGCAGATTAGCCTGCAGGCTGGTGGCAAGTCTCTGCCATACCTGTACACCCATGAGTATGGGGCCACCATCAGACCAAAAGGCAAGTTTTTACGCATTCCCCTTAAGCGTGCCAAAACGGGGGCAGGAGTAGACAGACATTCAGGTGGCAGCTTGAGGCACAATCCTGACTTTGCCTTTGTCCCAGCCAAGCACCTCAAGGGCAAAAACCCCCTATTGATTCACAAGCCATCAGGCATGCCCTGGTATGTGCTCAAGAGGCAGGTCAGAGTGCCTGCACGTCCAACTATCGGCCTGGCATTTAAGGGGCTCAAGCACAACATTGTGCCAGAGCTTGAGCAGGTCATCAAGACAGTCCTGGTGGGTGACTGATGGGCAGCACTGAGCGGGACATACTCACACGCATAAAGGCAGACCTGGTGGGCATCACTGGCTCTGACTACAACTATGATTTCAGTGCCTCAGACCAGGTGGTCATAGGCCAGGAGCAGGAGCCCATCAGGGTGCCCTGCATCTATATCAACCCCATCACAGTGGGCACCAGGCAGACTGCTGGCCGCACCAGACTACGAAACTATGACAGAGAGTTTAGGGTGCAGGTAGATGCCTGGGTGCCCACAACATCCAGCGCCCCAGGCACAACAATCCTGGCAGCCATGGATGTGCAGAGTGATGTGATGAAGGCACTGGAGAGTGACAGGAGCCTTGGCAGTGTGGGGGCACATGATGTGTCAATAGAGGCCAGTGCCTATGATGGCGCTGAGCTGGACCTGCCTGGTATTGGAGTGGCCACCCTTTTGGTCACAGTCACCTATTCAGAACGGAGTGGAGCATGAGCTGGTATGACAAGGACTGGAAATATAGGGCACCATTTACACTGCACAATGCCTCAACCGGCACAGCCAGGGATGGCACGTTCACAGTGCCAGCTGACATGGGCAAGTTCTGGGACAATGTGCAGGCAGACCTGGATGACCTGAGAGTCACAGCTGCAGATGGCAGGACTGTGCTGACCTATGACATAGCCAGCCTCAACTACTCAGCCAGGACAGTCACCATCAGAATTGATGGCTATGACTGGAGCGCAAAGGGGTGGGGCCTGGCCAACACAGCTGGCACTGCCAACACAGCTGACAGTGTGGTGGGTGGGTTCTTTTACTGGGGCAATTCAGCAGCAGCTGATGGAGCTGCAGCAAATGTAAGCCTGAGCAATGCAGTGACTGTGGGTGTGGAGCTGGCACTGCCTGGCTCTGGAAACTCACCAAAGCTGATAGGAAAATCCCAAAGCAAAAGCCAGACAGTGCCAGGCAATGTGATTGTCAAGCAGAGCACTGAGACCACCAGATGCTGGTGGGACCTGAGCAGGCTGATGCTGTACCGCGACAGACCTGTGGAAGACTCGCGTCTGCTGGAGGAGATAGCCTGGGTGAGAGTGACAGTGGGCCAAGTAGATGGCAACAACATCATTGACCGGACAGCCTTAATGACCACCCCAGCTGCCATCACTTTTTCCAACTTCCACACAGTGCAGCATGAGCTGACTGCTGGGTCATCTGGAGCCACCTACCTGGTCACCCTTTTGGTGGGCACAGATGATGGAGCTGGTGGCACTCGCGTATTTGACCAGCGTGCTACATTGAGAGTTCAGGACCTGGCAGCAGATAGCAGCTGAGGCATCACCCCCACCCCACCCCCCTAATCAGGAGATACCCATGGCCACCTCATCATATTTCGGACGGAATGCGTTTTGCGCTGTAGCAGAGGAGGACACAGCATATGGCACAGCTGATGAGACCTACACTGTCAAGCGCCCCATCATCAGCTGCAGCATGCTCAGAGCACTTGAGAAAGTACCCCGGCCAAACCTCCAGGTGGCTGGTGTAAACGGTCTACGCAAAGGCCATTTCATTGCCAAGGAAACCTGTACAGGCACCCTTGAGCTGGAGGCTACCTATGACAACATAGGATATTTCATTCGGCGTCTAATGGGCACAGGCAGCACTGCAGCTGGGACACCGAACACACACTCATATTATCTGGGTGATGTGCCAGACATAGGCACCAGCTTGGCACTGCAGCGTGGTACTGATGACAACTATGAGCTGTTTGAGGGGGTGGTCATGAATGTGGGCACATTCTCTGTGGCCTCTGGTGAGTCAATGAGCCTCAGCCTGGAGATGATTGCAGAGACAGGGCAGGCCCGTAAGAGCAGCCCAGGCCTCAGCTATGCAGACCCCACATATGAGGAGCTAATCCTGCACAATGACCTGACCAGTGTGGGCCTTGACTGGAACAGCCAAAACATTGAGCTGATAGATTTCGAATTCAAGATTGAGAACGGACTGGCTGAGCGTATGAGGCTGGGCTCAACGCTGACCAAAAAGCCAGTCAGCTCTGACTATCGGACAGCCAGCTGCACAGTCACATTTGAGACCGATGATGCCACCTATGCCAGTTTTTTGGCTGACACCCAGGGTGACCTGTTTGTGGAGTTCAGCAATGCCACCAGAGGAGGCACTGGTGCCAGTTTGCGTACCATCAAATTCGGGTTGAATGAGGCATATATTGAGAGCTTCACAGATGAGGTCACAGAGACCGGCCTGGTCACTGCCAGTGTGGTGTTCAAGGGTGAGGCAAATGGCACCAGCGCACTGGCGTTGGGTGCCTCTATTGACGTGCAAAACCAAAACGGAACAGACGTGCACAATGGCTAACAGCTGACAAACAACACAGGAGGGCAATCATGTCCAAAATACTCCAGGCAGTCAAG